ACTTGCCATTCTGTGTCATACCCAATCGAGGCAAGCGATCCAACCACTTCTCTTCCTCCCCGAAAAGTGATAGCTGCGACGTTCTCCAACACGATGATTCGTGGTCGTAACTCGCTAATGAGTCGGAAACATTCCCACCAAAGACCAGACTTGTCACCATCTAAACCCTCTCCTTTACCTGCTACAGATATATCTTGACATGGAAAACCAGCACACAAAACGTCAATAGGTTCCAAGTTGTGCGCACCCACCTCTCGTACATCATCATATATCTTTGCATCAGGCCAATGCTTTCGCAGTATCTTCTGACAAAAAGGCTTCTGTTCTATTTGCCAAACTGTTTTGCTGTTGGGTATTGCTCGTTCAAGACCAAGTTCAAATCCTCCAATACCGGAGAATGCAGATCCAATCCTTATCATGTTGCACCAGTGTGTGTATTTATTTGTAACACACCTATGCTTTCTTAGCTCGTTTTCCCTGGGACTTTCTTCGGATGTTGGCACGCTTCTTTGCAGGTGACACCTGTGACGCTGTCTTTGGAGTCTTCTTTGATACACGTTTGGTAGGCCTACAGTATTCTGTCTTGCCTCCTGCTCCGCAGGGTTTCCCTGTCTTTACGTCTTTCCACTTCTCTTTCTCCCAACGTTTGAGAGACGCTCCTTTCTTTGTCTTGCGTACCTTTCCACTCTTGCCTCTACACTTGGCTATAGCTTGACTGGCACGCGCACTCGGGAACTTCTTGTACGAACTCTTGACCTTATGATAACATCTATCTTTTGCCATTCTTCTTCTTCTTTGCGTAGATTGCTTTCTGTTGTTTAATGGCTTTCTTCTTGGTCATGGGCTTCTTGGTGTTTGTCCCTTTGACCTTGTAACCACTCTTGTACTTCTTTACTGGCATCTTTACTACCCTCCAAAACAAACAAATACTCTATCCATAAGAGTACATAATCCTTATCTTTGATCTCAGACAAGGCTCTGAAGAACCATATCAAAGACACAACGGATGGTTGGTTGCGTCCTTTTACCCACGCATACACACTGTTCTGGTGGATACCTGCACGTATCGCTACTTTCTTCAGCTCGCCATGTGCAAGATGACTCTTCAAAAACTTCTTTAACATTGACCACGTCTTCCTTTTAAGTATTGCTTTAGCTGCTCAATAAGGAATCGTCCACAACATAATGTATTTCCAAACTGCTTATGATAATACACATGGTCCCATGATAGGTCATGCTTCTCGATCAGTTCACCAACGAAAGCCATCAACTTTTCAAACCTAGGTTTGGGACAATGATAGTCTTGAAAGTTACCAGTTACACAAAGACCAATGCTGTCTTTGTTGAATCCTTTGGTATGCGCACCACTACGATTAATGTTCCTACCCTCTGCGATAGTACCATCTTCAAGGCACACATAGTGGTAACCTATACCACGCCATCCACGTGCTTTATGCCAGCGATCAATGTCCTCTACTGTTGTAGAGACTGGACTTGCACTGTGATGTATGATGATCTTCTTTATAGTACGCTTACCTCTCGGCATCAAAGTCCTCGCCAATGTCAGCAGCCAACACACCCAAAACAGCAAGGAGATCTTTCACAAGTTCTTCCTTTTCTTTGGGAGTAAATCCACCCTGTGCATAGTTTACCAGCTTACCAATCAATGCAAAGATTTGTACCCACGAAGCAGGAGTTATATCAATCTTTGGCATTAGTATTCTCGATAGCTATAGCCACGAAAACCTTTCGCTGCTGGTTTCTTCATTCCACCTTTGCGTACCTTGATTGTTGCATACGCTTTAGGATTCTTCTTGTTTACTTTTTTACCGTACATGGCTCCTCCATATTTGTTGGACATATTGTTTTTGCAACCACAACCCATCTTATCTCCTCGTCTTCTTCTTTGCACTAGGTCTTTTTGTTTTCTTTCCACCTGGCCAAAGATCTTTGCAAGCCCAATAACCTGCTGTAGTTTGATCTTTCTTTGATGAGCATTTGTGTCGCGCACGAAATGATGATTTGGCTGAATCAGAATAGTTGTGTTCGTATCCTTTGGCTCCATACTTGATGAGCTTTTGTCTTCCTGCTTTGCATCCCAACACTACCTTCTTTTTTTTTCCATAGCCAGGTTCTCCTTTACGCAAAGCACGAGGAGAGTTGCACTTCATATTCTTTTTATTTATTTGTTTGGGCATTTTTTATTACTCTTACATCTTTTGATATGTCATCTAGTTTCGATGATAACATTTCCATATTGTGCTGGTACATGATTCGATCACTATCACACCTTTCCATCATAGTAGATATTTGATCAACATACAACTGTGATATATACCAAAGCGCAACACATGCCAATACTGTTGCGCCACCTTGCCCTAATATAAGACTAATCAGTTTCTCTTTATCCATGATTACTCCATAAAAAAAAATGCCTCCCCCATTATGATGGGAGAGGACTTACATATAGATTATGCCCAGTAACGAACAACGTAGTTGTCAGATGTAGATGGCTGTGCGCCAAAGGTAACAGTTGTTGTTCCACCAGATGTAGCAACAAAATACTGATCAACTCCAGATGGAGTAACTGTAACTTGCTCAATAAGTACACCATTACGGAATACCATAACACCTGCAATCCATTCATTAGGTACTTCTTCTGAAAGGTTATAGGTAACAGTAGCAGCTTGGATTGAAAGAGGATCAATCTGTGGAGCAAACGCAGCCTTAGGGATTGTTACAGCAGCTGCTGCAATCTGACCTGTATCGATTCCAAGATCAGATACTTTAAGACCGGACCCACTCTTTGCAAGTGTAGCACCATCAAGATCAACAGTAAGATCAGATACAGCAGCAGAACCGTTGTATGCTGTCATGCTGAGTCCATCACCTGCGCTCAAAGAATCAAGGTTTGCACCAAGAGCCTTACCAGAAATAGTAGAGTTTGCAAGTTTGGCATTTGCGATTGCACTGTCAGCAATATAAAGACCATCTGCATCTTTGGTAAGACTACCACCGGATTCTGCTTTAAGTTTAAGGTCCAGCTTTGCACTGGTAAACTGAAGACCAGGATTGGTAGCAAGATCAACGGAGATAACATCGGGATCTCCAGCTGAGTTAATGTCAATACCATCACCACCCGAAAAAGAATCGGGTACTTGTGCATCGACATAAGTCTTGATTGCTGCTGCTGAAGCAAGTTTGCTAGAACCACCTACAAGTGTAGTCTCAATGTCGGAAGAGTTAATCTTCGCGTACGATACTGCACCGTCAAGTAGTTTGTCTACGTTGATAATCGAATCAACGAGCTGATTTCTTACGAGTTGAATAGCCATGTTAGTCTCCTATAAAGGCTGATATACTGCCACAAGGACAGTCCCTGTTTCGGGAACGAATGAAGTTTGAAAGTTTCGAGCATCGACGACAGTGATTTCCACCCCTGTTCTCTGTCTCACTCCATTGTAATATATCACCAAACTGTCTGTATTAAAGGCTTGGGTAGTAACGAATGTCTGTGTAACACCATCTATTTGTGTACTGACATCATCTTCTTTGCTTCCGGTACCAAAGGCTCCAGATGTATTTCCAAACGCGTCTACATTACATGGAATCGCAACCATCATACCCTCCACGTAATCTTGACTTCACGTACATTGACTGTTCCTGTATCGGTCTTCACCCATACTTTGGTAGGCCATGTGTCAGCTACATCAATCTCAATCTTAATCACACTACTGGTCAATGTACTGGTTGTAATCCCTGTACACAATCCTACCTGTGTATCTCCAATAATACACTTGTCTCCATCTGCATCCTCAGTCACACGCACTGTCAAACTATTAGCCCCACTCAAACTATCTCCGTATATCCACAATGCAGACAACGTACCACTCAATACAGGGTATGCACGAAACCCTCGCTGAGTAGGTAACAGGTCAAACCCTACAAAACTTGTGCCTACTTCTTCGTCATACCGTTCTAATAGTTTGTAGTGTTCCATATCTATCTCTTATTTTTGAGCGACTCTTCTGTACTCTTAATCTCGTTTTGAGCGTTCCTCAATAATCTTTCCATAATAACAGAACGTTTTGTCGCCTTGGTTGGAGTAAACAATCCTATCATATATAAGTTGTACATGAGATTTACACGTGCATCTAAATCCTGTTGGTTCAAACTTTTTAAGTATACAGATTCTGTTGGCAATCGTTCTTCCCCTTCGGGAGTTTGTATACGTGGATCTCTATAAGAAAACATTTCAGCTCGTCTTGTTTCCTTTTCATATCTTGATTGCGCTGCTGGACCATACGCAAATGGATTGAAAAAATCCAAAGCAGATGATCTTGATGTTACTTCTCCAAACGCAGTCAACCCAAGCATTCTGTGCCAAAGGTATAAGTTATATGAAGCCAATCCCTCATCTGTTCTAGGAAAATCAAAGTATGTTCCTGCTGGATACAGTATCTCTCCTGTTTCAGACCGTACAGGAAAACGAGTCAAAGGTCTTCCAGGTGTAAGTTCTCTTGGCACAAGTCCATATAGTTTTATCAACTCGAGCATGTTACCATTTTGCTCTGCATCGTATATAAGTTCAGAAGGGAACGGTATAGGTCGTTCTTCAAATCTTGCTCTCATACCCTCAAAAACTATATTAAGAAATGGATTGCCTGTTGCATATGTTTGTGCTGCACCTTGTGCTTGTGTCGAAAATGCTGTACCCATCAAATCATGAAACGTATGTTCCCATTCTTTCTCTTCTGGAGTCTTATTGGAAAAGCCATGAGCAATCGTCAATGACGCACGTGACATCAAATCAAACATAGCAATCGATGGATTCACAGGACCAGATACATAATAGTCTTGTTCCTCTGTAGATGTTGTAAATATATTAAAGATACGTGACTTCTGTTGTTCAGACATCACACGATCTTCTGTATCTCTGTTCAATCTTGCTTGTGCTTTCATCAGTCCCACAGCAGGATTAATAGTATCTCCAAGTACCGAACGATAAAATGCGTTTATTGTTTCAGCACCCATCGTTCGCATAAAGCTATAAAAGTACAACCAGCTAGAGATATATTTCTTTTCAGCCTGTGACAAAGAACCATAGTCCAACATAGATCTTCTGGCTTTCTCTGCTGCTTGTTGTATGCTTTCACCATTCTTGATTGCATCCATAAATACAAATCTACGCATTTCTGTATCTTGCATCTTTGCAAACTCTGACCATACATTCTTGCCAGATGGGTCTAGGTGATCAAATATCTTGCGTGCCAATCCTGCTGGATGATTGTAATACCTTGCAAAACCATCTACTGTCATTCCAGAATCAATCAACAAACGATTGAACTGTGTATCAAGAAAGTCAGCATCAGCTCTTGAAAACTCTACTCCCTCATCAAGCATAGCTTTGCGTAGTTCTCCTGCTGTCATATCTCGTATTGCACCATCTGCTTGTCGGATAATCACTTCATCAGCAGGTGCAAATAAAACACGATTCGAATCTAGAAATCCAGTGTAAGACTTGAATCCCATCTTTTGAGCAAGTGTTGCAACAGCAGGATCTAGCCCCATTGTCATCGCTTGGCCAACAAAACGTGTTGCTGTTCCTGCTCTCATGCTACCACTACCCAATGAAGCAAAGTATAAATATGGAGCAGTCATACGATTCATACTAAAGAATCTCAAAGATGGAAGTAGACCTCCACCAAGCATACGTGCAATAGACCAACGCCGAAAAAATCTTGCACCATCTGTCAAATAGTATTGCAAAAACTTAAATGGATTCTCTATTGCAAATCGTGAATAGCCAAGGTTTGCAAACTTTTGCTCGAGTTCTGCAATAAACTGTTTGGTTTTCTTATTATCTATAATCTCCAACATTTGATTCATCATCTTTTGATGTGTATCACCATAGATTACAGCAACATTCTTTGCTCCCAAGTATTCAATACGAGGCTTCAGTCTTCGAACATTGTCTACCATTACATCATTGTTCACACCAAATCTTCCAAAGTAATCATTCAAAGATTGTATCTGCTGCGTAAACAATCCATCCATCACACCATCACTACGTAGTGTAAGGTTGTTCAAATACTGTGACCGCATAGAAGCCAACAATCCGCCTTGCGCAAACAAGTCATCCTTCACCATGTCAAAGATCTTTGCTTCTTCGTCAGTCAATCCTTTCTTGTCAAACTTCTTAGACATCTTCTGAAAAATATCTTGGAAATCCTTTTCTATTTTATTGAATGTCTGACTTGTTAAATGACCATTACGATACAACTCTACAACCCAATCATCCATGTCATAGATAAAAGGTGTACCCTCCTTGGATACTTTATCAAGGTATCTTTGTACAAAACTCTTCTTGACTTCGCGACTACTATTCGTCCATATATCTTTGGCCATACCATCGAACAATCTTTCTCTAATAATATGAGTCATCAGCTCGATCTTGTCATCGTCAATCAATCCCTTTTGATTTGCCATAGATAATGTTATGCGCAACTCCTCAGTCATCTGGTCTGAGATTTTTTCTACGTTACTCAATGACAATGCAGAATCTGCTGTACGTTCTAGGTCTACAAATATATCGGGTGACTTCGTAATAAAATCATCAATAGCAACCTGCATATCCATCGCACGTTGTGTCTGTACCATTTGCTTTACAAACGGCAAAGTATACACTTCGTCTCCTTTATATCCTGCCCTCAATCCATAGTTCTGCAAACTTGGATCTAGTCGTCTCAACTCAGCAATAACTTCTTTGTATGTCTCCAATGTCAAAGGTTTTATATTATTGCCGGACCAATACGGCTTGGTCTTATCAATACGTATTACATCATAAATGTTATCAGCCCATCGAGGAGTCAAAGGTTTTACACCCGATGGAGCAACGAAAAAATCAGCAACCATATTTTTCCATGTACGTGCAGAATATATTTCCTTTGCTGCTACTTGCATGTTTGCTTCGATAAAATCTACTTGTGCAATCAAGTCATCATATCCAATGTCAGAAGCCTTAACTCCCAACTCTTGTGACAAAAACTCTGTAATGTTATCTCGTCCATACTTGTCAGATAGCTGCACCAACTTATTACTTGTTGCTATCCTCTTGCTTCGTTCAAGATCGTCACCTGCATCAATAAATGATTCTCGTCTTGTAGGGCTGACATCAAACTCGGGACCAGTACGTACCTGTCCATTTATGCGCTGCATATCCAATGCCATACCCTGCTCTTGATACCCTTTCCATGTATTATTAAAATGTACCACAGGGTCTGTTCCAGCTGGAGGCTTCAATGCTTCTACCACTTTATCGGGTGCAGCATTGTGTGTACGTACAGCAGCAGTATTCAACTGCCGAACAGGTACAGGAACATCATCAGACAACTTCAAAAAGTCTGCAATCTTACTCAGTTGGTTATACTCTCCACCTTTTGTAATCATCAAACGTAGCGCATTTGCAATACCTTTTGCTTCAATCGCAAATGATGATGGAGCCTGGCCCGATGGTATCAAAGTTTGTCTAACAGCACCCTCGGGTATACCTGCCATTTGTCCTGTCAATGAACCTGTTTTGAGTCGTACACCACCCAACACATCCAAAGCAAACTCTTCCAATACACTGTCTTGCAAGAACTGCAACTCTTCATAAGCTAGCTTTTCTGTTGCGCCATTTGCTATCTTCTGTACTTTCTGTTGCAACTCAGCAGGTAGTTTTAATCCTGTTCGTGATTGCAATCGAAGAATCTTTTGAGCTGCTCTTGGATGAAGAACATTAGGAGACACTGTTTCAAAATATGATCGAACTTGTGTCTCAACTTTCTGCATCGCTGCAGTCTTTCCTGTACGAGGATTGACTACATTCTTGTACGGTACAGCAACATTTTGTCCTACATAAATGTAATCATCTGGGATGTTCTTCAAGAAGTTGTCTTTCATTACATCTGCTACTGCATTCCTTACAGCAGTATACACATGCTCAGATTGTCTTGCTATTTGTGACAGTTCAAATATACCTGCTTCATTTAATAAGTCGTAGTTTCTTCCAAGAGATATAATCTCATCGGGTGATAACTCTGCTCCTGCCTTTTGCTTCTTCAATAAATCAAGCGCAGTATTAAATGGAGTTTTAAGTTCGTTGGGAAGACCACCCCCTATAGATTCCCATACTTTTGTATCTTCCATGATTGTTCTTGCAATAGCGCGATCAATAATCTCTGCATCTCTTTTGGGTTTTTTACCATCACGGATTCTTTCTAGTGTGTCATCTGCAACTTGCTTTGATCTTCGCAATACTTCTCGTTCAGTTTTGCCTCCCGTTGCCAAGTCATCAAATGTTTTGTTCATGTTTTCAACAACGTCTTTCACACGCTCAACAGGAACTTCTTCTGTATACTTAAAGATTTCATCTACAACAGGATTAGTCGGATTCGAAAACTGTTCCTTTTTAACAATACCATCTGGTCTTGTACCTCCTATTATGTCTTCTGCTTCTTTTACTGTTGCGTATTGATCTCCAATAACTTCTGCCACTTTGTTTCGAACTGTAGGACGATGGGCTTTTCCACCATTGGCCTTTATCTCTGCTGCTATGCTCTTACTGGTTTGTCCTGTCTGAACGCTGCGCAAAGCCAAGTCTTGTTCTGCACGTGCGCCCATTCTCTTGATAAGATTCTGTGGTGCTTTCAATCCTTTCATCACACCAGGTATTCCCGCAGGTGTAGCAGGTATATATATCTCTGGAGCAAAACTGTAGTAATAACTAGGCAACGTACCTGCTGTCATAAAGTATTCAAGACCACTTGCCTTATCGTCTGGAGGCAATAACTGTGCTTGTACAACATTGAATACACCTTGACCTGTAAGCATGTTGGTTAGTATCTGCCCACCTGTACCCTCGATTTCTGTCTCTTTATATCCTGCACCTTTACGTATTTTTGCTGGAGGTGCTTCTCTTTCGCCTGTTGCAAAAAATGATATAGCTTTGTATACAGGACTATTTCTAAAACTTTCTTGTGCTGGTCGAAGCAGTAAAGGTTCAGCAACACCGGACAACGTATTCAGCAAACGAAATCCGTAATCCACGGAACTTTCTGCAAGCACAGCAGGACTCTCGGGTGCCCTACGCACATCGACTTGTGAAAGCATTTCTTCTTCCACTTCTCTATCTATCTCAGCTAACTCTTCCTTTGTCAAAGTAGGTTCTTTCTCTTCATATACAGGAACCTCTACCTCTACACCAAATAGCCCAGCAGTACTACTTGGAGGTGCCGGACGGTATTTCTTCTCAGCTTTCTTTTGTTGGATTTTTATTCTTCTAATCTTTTGAGCTCGTCTATCATATTGCTCTATAGCTTCTTGAGTTGTTAGCTGTGTAGGCTTACGTTGTCGCTCAAACAATGCAGATGTAATCATTTCCATGTCTGTTGCTTTACGTACCTGTCCTGTCTCAGGGTCTTTGATTAACCCCTTTACAGGATCAACAATGTCGCTCACTTGAAATGTTGTAGGCATTGTTTCAACAAACTCGCCTGTACCATATCGAGTTCTTCGAGTCTTTGCTGCCAGTTTTTGTTTGCCACGTTCAAATGCTTCTTGTGGATCTACACCTTGCTTTTCATATTCCGAAGCATAAATATATGGTACTTCTGTTCCAATACCTTCTAATGCTTCTTGTACATCAAAATACCTTTCACGTTCTTGCACGCCAGGATCATATGGAGTCTGAACTTCTAAGGCCTGTTCATCACGTAGACGCTTACGCAAATAATCTAACTCTGCAAAGTAGTCATCAGTTTTGATTTCATCACGTCTATACTTATCTTCAAGTTCGAGCAACTCTCTACGCAAACGTTCTACATTTGTTTCGGCCATTTTATTTTCCTAATGCTTTCAATGCTTCAAGATAATCTGGATTCTTTTGCCCATCAACTATTAAAGGATTGGACGCTCGTTGTAACGCCATAGCCCTACTGTTGTATGCTGCCAATGCTCTTAGCTGTTCTTCCGGTTTACCCTCAAACTGTGTTTCCAATCTTGACAATACAGTATCATATGATTGTCCATCTACATAAGACTTTCTTCCTTTATCAAATGTCTCATTGAATAATGACAATCCAAACTTCTCGGGTACACCTATGTTGCGTATGTCATTGTCAGTCTTATCTGACAACTCATATGCTTTGCGTTCTGTAGCAAAATACTTCTGTTGTGCAGGACTAAACTTGCTTGCATCAAACTTTTGTTCCGGTTCTGCTATATCTGCTGCTCGAGCTCGAACTCGTTCTGTACTGGCCAACTGTGGATTCATTGTAGAAATCCTACGCTTTTGCTGCAAAATCTCATACTGTCGTTGTAATGCAAGGTCATCGAGCAACGTTTGCTCTTCTCTTGTTACAGCCAATGGATTGTCAATCACAACTTCTTTAAGTTTGTTGTATGCGTTTATAGCCTCCGGAGAAATGTTTTCTTGTTCTTCTGCTGTAATCTCAAAGTCATTTCGTAGTGCTTCGAAAACAGGTTGTGCGGCTTGACGTAACTCTCGTCCTACTGTCGCATCTTTTGTTCCCAATAGTTCTTCATATATAGGTTCTCGTACAGGCTTACCCAATCTCCCAGGGGCAATCGGTCTTTGTATAGATCCAGCAGGTGCAACATTTCCTGTCAATGATTTATATTTTCTTTGTACTTGCTCTTCATATTTATTTGTAACATCTGTAGGAGTATATTTCTTTCCCTCTGCCAACTTACCTTGTGAAGCATTTAGACCCAAAGTTCCTGCTGGCAAATCACCATACAAATAATCTTCAACCAGTTTCAAATCGCTTTCATTTGCTTCGGGTGCATTAGTACGTAGATAATCCATGATTTGATGAGCAGTGTCTGCTTTACGATATTTAATCAATACATCACTAGTAGCATCATCTCCAAGACCATTATCTGTTCTTCTTTCTGCTGCTATGTAGTTATTCAAACCTTGTGACAAACCACCTCTCTCTACTAGTTTTGTAGCAATACCATTTTGTGTTACACTCTCTCCTTGAAAATACGCAGCAAGATTGGCTAAAGGTGTTGTAAGATTATCTTTGAATAGATTAGCAGTAAGAACACGGTCATTAGCCCAATCTCTTGAAGCTGTCATCTTTGCATCAAGGCTGGCATCAACTACTGCGCCGGCTTCTGCTGCTCTTACATCTGCCATTTGCTGTTTGTATCGTCGATCCATTTTCGCTTGCTCTGCGTCCCTCTTTTCCTTTTCCAGCTGGTATTCGTACTTTGATTTCTTCACAGCATTTCGTGTTTCTCTTGCGTGATTTTCCTTAGCTATCTTTGCATTACCCTTGATGATTCCTTGTCTAGTCTTTTCAATGTTTTTCAACATCGTATCCAACAACTTCTGATCTGTTTCCAATACTTTGATTGCGGCTTCTCGTGCTGCGGCTTCTGACTTATATGTTTCAAGTGCTTCTCGATATGCCAGTTCCATAGAACTCTTGATACGTTGTTCATTACTTTGTCGATAAGACTGAACAATCATTCTTGCTATTTCAAAAGACATCTATTCCTCCTGCTTCTTTTTTCTGCGTTGAGTCCAAAAAAACTCACTTATAGGCTCAGTTATTGGCAATAGTGCATTTGATACTGTCCGATCAATACTTTGTAATCCTCCAAAAAACTTTCTTCTTAATAAAGTAAAAAATCCTGGTCTTTCTTCTTCGGGTATATTTAGTTCTTCTGCTATTTCTAACATCCGTAGTTCTATATCAGAAGGTTCTGGAGGAACATATTCAAAACCTTGTAAAGGATTAAAAGGTGCTTCCATACCCTCAACTGCTGTAACACCATCTGCACCCAAGATTGGTTTTCTTGCGCCCTCAACTGCTTGTATTCCCAACATATTCTGAGTACCTTGACTTGTTGCTTTTGCTGATCCTCGAAGTTCAGCTATCTGTTTGCCGTACAGTTCTTTGGCCATACCATACTCTGCTGAAGCTCCTGCTGCACCTGCTGCGGCTTCTCCAATACCACCTACTAAAGATAGTGCGGCTTGACGTTCAAGAGCCTTGGCTTGACGTTGCTGGTCTTCCAAACGCGCTTTCTCTTCTGCCTGTTGCTGTGCTACATCTGCATCACGTTGGGCAACCGCTTGTGATACTTGCGCTCGAGCTGCTTGTCCTGTATCTGCTAGGGCTTGTTGTTGTTTGAATGCTGCACCTTGTCCAATGTCAGCTATGCTTTGCGCTGCACCAAACCTTGCCATAGCCTCACGCTCTGCCGCTTGTACAGGAGTCATCGCTTGACTACGATATAGTTCACGTTCTCCCTGGGTCATACCAAGAGCATTACGTGCTTGCATACGTTCAAGTTCACGTAGCCTCTTCTGTTGCTCTGCAGTCAACTTTAAGTCTTGTGCTGCACCATATTGACCTGCTGCTGATATTCCTCCTTTCAATAGTGCTTGTCCTGCACCTGCCAACATTGCTAAAGTTAATGGATCCATGCTTTGCTCCTACATGTAAAAACATTCAAGTGATACTGACCAAGATATATTCTGACACATACCTGCTGTGGATGTGTTCACCAGTCCTATATTATAGCCTTTTATTTGTGAAGGTATATTACGAAGTATAAAACCATTTGTAATCTGTGTACCGTCAATCAACACATTATGTATACTTGTCGTTGGTTGTTCTGCAACTATATGTTCAACAGCAACACCAGCAATCGTTTCACTGTTCAAAGCTGTATACAGTATGGTTTCTCCGGTTGGACTTATAGTATCATTCTTACTTTGATGAACCATATGCCATTGAAAAAAGATTGTACATGGACGTAATATATCAAACGTGATTGCTGAGTTTGGTACACGCAATCTTCGTGTATTATTACTCGTTCCCTCTGATAACCATCTTGAACAATATGATGTACGATTTGTAAATGCACCATTGTTTCGGCCAGCAAACGTACCACTTATATTCTCTGTCATATTGGTTGTCGTTGTATATCTTCCTTGCATAAGATGGTGTGTATCAATCCATGGCAAAGTAGTTTCCATATCATAACTATTCAACTTCTGTTGTTTGTTCTTCATCGCATCCAGGTTGTCTCGCACATCTTCTGCATTCAATCTTTCGGAAGTCCAAGTCTTTGGAAATAATATGCTCATTTCTCCTCCATTATCATATATGCAATATTACTCGAACCTATAGTTATTTCATGAGTATTAGCTGTAGCTGGCTGTAGTTCCCAAGCATTTGTCGCTGGAGGAGTAATAGGACTAGCATTGTAAAAGTTTTGCAGCAAACCTTTACACATTAAACGCAATCCATATATTGTATAGTTCTGATCTGCTTTATACCACCAACATCCATAAGCAGTTCGATCTCGAGGAAAATCGTATTCTGTTGTTCCAGACTTACGATGTATGTAAACATGATTTACAAAAGTAGTTGCATATGTATTTGTAGACGTTGCACCGTAGTTGTATAAAAAAGCATTTGTCAAATGGTCATCAAAATCACTTTGATTCGGTACTGTTTCCCAAGAACCTCCAGATGATAACTTCCATTCTAACCAAATCGCCCAAGCTGTTGCGTTAACATTTGAAGTCACAGGAGGATCAACAGCTCCTGTAATCTGATTCTCAAACTGCCAATACACTCGCAACATTTTACCTGCATCAAATGTCGTCGATATATCCCATGTATGTACAGCAGTTGGAGCATCAAATGGAGTTGTTGTTGCAGTATTCGCTTCCACTGTAGTAGAAGAAGTATCAGTGTCATCATCTGCTGCAATCAATATAATGCTTGATTTTCCAGATGTACTTGAAAGAGAAAATGAAGGTTGCTCTATTCCCTCGTTACGAACATTGTCTCCATCCAAAGGAAACGCATCATTTGCTTCTGTGAATACTTGATTGAGCTCGGTACTTGTAAGTTGCTCTCCACGCTTAGGAGGATTGTCATTTGTGATTCTACTCATCGCCAACGTCCTATGAATAAATGTTGCATAGCCAGTAATGTAAACAAACACTTCTGATTTTCAGTATCAGATGAAGATACAGAACGAGCCTGTACAACTGCTGTATTGGGCGCACCTGTTATAGGAAAATCACATACCATGCGAAACGTAACAATCGGATGTGGAACCTTGTATATGTTGCAAACTTCTATCCCATCAAACAACAAACGTATACTGACAGATTTAGGATTACTCGTATAAAAAGTGTTGTTGTATATATGTGAAGAAAACTCCCAGTGCATCATACCATCTTTCATATTAGGTACATCAATCTCATCAACTGTCACCCATCCACCATTGTAAGTATTGTATGATAGTCCTCGAAAATCTCCTAACGTTACACCTGTACTTGTGTCTACAAGTACATCCATATCATCACGTCGAAACAATAACATAGAATGAAATGCTCGATCTTGTACAGCAGCTTTGTCAAACGTATTTACTGGCATCATCGTTCGATCAATACCACCATTAAAAGATGACTTGTACGCATTGTATCCACGATTAAACTCTTTGTAGTCTACAATCGCATTGTCTCTTGGATATGCTTCTGTCCACTTTTTGCTCATAACTTCTTACCTTGTATGACTCGCATACCACTTCCTGTAAAGTCTATGGCATATCCTATCACATGTACATCAGCATTTGTCTCTATCTTCCACTGAAAATGTGAACATGCTTTACTGTGTACATCATATCGTATCGTTGTAATCAAAGGCTCTTCCCAGTAAACACCATCGTCCAACTCTACTTTATCATATACTACCTGGTCTTCAAAGTCTGGCCTTTGTTGTCGAAGTGCTTCTGTCAGCTCTTGACTGTTGTAGTTAAAGTCCATGTAATAATGTAACGAAATGTCTTGATCACCACCTGTTGCAATAAACAAGTACACACTGTGTATCTTCTTCTTTGTAGATGGGTCACCCATATCCAACCATGCACTACGCATAATAGATGTCAATGGTGGATTGTCTGTCAATACATCATCAACAATCGCAGAACCTGCTGCACGTTTACGAGACAATACCATGATTCCATGTTCAGCATCACTGTCGACTGAACCGTCATTCATTCCAAACATAACATCGCCTGTTGCATTCACAATCATCGGTCCTGCTGGGATGTCCTCACGCATTGACCATGTGACTTTGTCTGTATGATATACCAATGCAAGATTATTTATGGGACTACCATCCACAGGAAAATGCACAATATATTCTCTGCGCTTCTTGCTATACACTGCCGAAGCTTTTGCGATTGCATCTTTATTGATTCGTTCAAACGTATCACGCAAATGTGGAGTCACATTCTGTACTGTTGGATTGCTGTAGTCCAAGTTTATATTGATACTGTATATACCATCGTAGCTCAAAAATAATATGCCTTGTCCCTCTACGCCTACGATTGTATTTGTTGCTCGAGTACCTACATACTGCACAAGATTGGTTGCTACAAAGTTAGGATATGAACCTCGTATTATGTCTATGCTGTACTCACGAAATACAAGCATATGATTAAAATATGAAAATAATCCTGTAAGCCCACCACCTTGTCGATGAGACAACGTAATAAAGTTCAGCGCAGCAAACTGGTCCGGCTTGGCTGGATGACTGTAATACAACGTCAAGTCATCATCACGTCCACCATCCACAAACAAACAATCTTTGTAACTTCCCAAGTATCTACATCCTAATGCAGGAAATGGTATAGAATCAAGTTGAGATGGTGCCAAACTTCCTAGTGCTGAATCGGGATGATCATCAATAAAAAAGTCATCCGCATTGTTTGGTATCTCTGCAACAAAATAAAATGTCTCAGGGTCTGCACTACTATCTGCTCCATAGTTCTTTGTGCGATATATACGCCTTGCAATCACATCATTATTGCCTGTAGGTATCTCTATAGCTATTCCATATAATAATGCAGCTGAAGTAGTATTCCAAGTAATCTGATTGCTACTTGTACTTAAAGGAGATTCTGCACCTGCTGTATTTACATATGAAACTTTATATTTATACTTGTTTTCTGTATCTTCTGTTTCTACTCCCAAACCTTTTTGTTTCAAATCATCTTCGGGTAATGTACTCACATTAGCAGTTCTAAACCATACAGATATATTGTTTTGACCACTGGCAGAAGCAGCAGGACTAGTTTCTACACCCCATGCTACAGGAGAAGATGGTGCAGCATCAAATCCCAACGGATACTCTATCAAATAGTTTGCTGTAAGGTAATCTGTAATCGGCCACAGTCTTGCTTTGCTAGGTCTGTCATATCCATTTGCATACAACACGTATCGTCCAAACTGACAATACTGCGTTCCTAACTCAGAAGACCTGGGGAGTGTTCGCCCCTCTGACAGTGCGTTCTTCTTGACTGATCCATGGAAATCATTGAGCTGATACAATGTACCATTCTGTTCAAACAAGATCGAATCTTGTGCGCCTTGATGTCGCTGCACATAAAACATTGTATCCACACGATTGGTCAAAAATGGTAGATAACTGTTCCTTGCAGTTTCATACTTTTCGTATCCCAAACGATTGGTCCATCCACCTGTGTACTGATCAACTTGCCAGTTCACCAGTTCCTGCAACGCATCAATAGGCTGCGGATAGTTCTCTACTATACCTTTGAGTTTGTCTACCTTTGCGTTTGTATCTTTCATGGGATTCTCCGAAGAGGAGTAAACATGGGAACAGTATCAACACCGGACTCTTTCATAAATCCTTTTACAAATCGTCTTGGCTTTTGTGTCAAAAATCTTTGTTCCATCTTCACAAGTTCGTTCTCATACTTTCGTCTGTATATTCCTGCCAATGTAGGATTGTCATGCTTATTTAATACATCCATTAGACAAGCATATGCAAGTATAAGATGGTGTGACTGTGGCAGTTCGGGTGTATCTGTAGCCTCTTGTAATCTTGAAGGTATGTACACATAGCGCACTGAAACTTCAAAGTCCTCATTTTGTCTGGGATACAAACGGAGCTGCTGTCGATAACCCTCAGTATATGGAAAACGTTCATTGTCCAAAACAAACGTACCATCTTCAAACTCAGTCTGAGTAAATGTTACAGTTGTACTACCAGAAGCCCCAGGGTCTTGTTCATCTATTCTGTAAAAACCATCGAATGCAGGAGTATTATCTGCATTGTATATATAAAATCTTCGTGCAAATGGTTTTGTTGTTGGCAACGCTGGAAACGATATTTGTAAAATCTGATCGTCTGCTAGTTCAACTTCTTCTGAAAACTTAGACAGTCCAGATTCAACTTCATACTTCTCTCCATTCTTTTGCCATTTCAAGTATGTTTGTGCTACGCGTACACTTCTTACACCTTGACCTGCTGAAGCAGTAAATGCAGATACATTGGGAGCAGATACAGGTGCTGACAACATAAAGTCATCTTGCATAATCCAATAGTTTGGAATGTTCACTTCATCCAATGGCAAGTTGTAATACTCATCTTCATATCGAGTCAAAGGAATAAAACGGCCAACATCTGTAGGAGAGATTGAAAAGGAACGTCTGCCTACTTGCAACAGTGCTACACAATCTACAGGCAAACGTACAAAACGATTCTTAAACTTGACTGTCTTTGTTCCTGTAAACTGCACGTTTGCATCCACAAAACATTCAGTGTCATTACCAGGAGCATTGTACAATACCTCGTACTCTGTACCTTCAATCTCAATAATGTTACCCTCAGCCCATCGAGGGACACCAGCAGAAGCAGTGATTGTAGTTAGTTTTGTGCTTATATCATATAGTGATGTAGCACTTACCTCTACATCTGCATATACTTCTATCTTTTCTTCTTTCTGCGCAAACGTAAATGCCTTTTCGGAAAACAACATGCGATAGTGATGATTGATTATGTCATCAATCTGTTGTGTGTACTCACGATTCGTCGATGGATCGTAGTCAATGATGTTGGCAATATATTGTCGAATGTCTTGTAGATTCATGAGTCACCTATAAAAAAGGGCTAGGCTAGACCAAATGGAATAACCTAGCCCAGCATTGTTGGAGAATGCCTAGAAGTTGTTTACAACAAAAACTTTGATGCTTTCATCTGCTGTAGATGCTTCAAGAGCAATAGCAGCAATAGCTTGAACAGGATCTACATTTCCAGTAGTTGTTCCTGTACCATCACCAAGGTCAGTTCTAAACTTTTTGTTTTCAGCTTTACCTGCTGTAGCACCTACAAAAAGAGCATCACCAATAGCAATGTTTACACCTGAACCATCAACTTTCGCTTCGATAACTCCACGAATACAAACACGTACATTTTCACCTTGAGCAGCATCTGCAATAACAACCCCAACAGGGCAAGCATCAGCAGCATCAAGAAGGTCTACGTGTAACGCAATGTCACTTGCAGTTGCTTGGCTCAAATCAAGAGATACAAAATCTCCCTCTGTAAGAGCAGCAGAAGCAATAAATACTTCTTCGATTCTACGGTTTGAAGCGTCAGCAGAAGAACCTGTAGTATCTTCAGCTGTATCAAGTCGTTGTAATAAGTTTTGAGTAGCCATGTTTCACCTCTATTCGTTTATGCTAGCAAATGCATTGACAAGGATACCATGACCAGACAAGTTTGCAGTAGCAAGTTGTGAACGAGTCATGATGTTTGCAGCCATAGCTGCATATCCACTGATACGCTCAAACTCACCCATTTCGAAGTAAGCATCGCGATCAAAGTACAATGACATAAGTTTTGAGTTTAGGAACATCGCATCGATAGTTCCTTTTGCCAATCCATCAGTTTGATAATGACCTTGTGTAAGTGTACCAAAAGTGATGTCTGTTCCATCCATATCTTGTGCAGAATGAGTTACGTCAGACTGATCAAAATAATCTCCAAGATTAGGCTCAACATAAACCTTTGCACCATTGAACATAAGTCCAAGTTTACCAGCCATGTCACGCTCTTCTTGAATAGATGTGTATCGCTCTTGTGCGAACAAGCTATTCTTGTAAAGCTCATAGCAACGTGGTGACATAAGAATGATGTCAACCTCTCCCTCTGGAGCATATACTTGTGTATCAATGTACAACTTGCTCATAGCACGGAAAAGACGAGTAGCGTGATCTTGTGAGTTATCTGGGAATGCAGATGGGCAATCAACGTATTGGTTTTGGAATGTTTCAGTATAAGTTGCTTTATCAAGACTACCTACTTCACCCTCTTGATTTCCAAAAGGACGAAGTCCAAACCATCCGTTTGCTCCTTTAGGAGACAACGTTTCAAGCTCGGAAAGTACTGAAGATTCGTTGTTTACAATCTGCTTACAGAACTCACGTTGCAACATACCCATAACGGACTTCAAACGTGCTTCAGCAATATTGATTACCGCACGGTCGCCTTTATTGGTAAGTTGTTCTTTCTCAGTGATTACTACAGGAGCAACAAAGTCACACCAGTTGTATTCAGTCTGACGAAGAGGGTCTTTAACTGCAAGGTTTACAGACTCATATCCGCTGGACAGTTGAGTAATCATTGAATGTTCGGTCATGATAGCAGGACAGTTTACCTTGCTACCACCATCACTCTCGATGACTGCTCCGTGACTACGGATTGCATCAAGTAATGGGATGTTTTTGAATGTATTATCTACCTCACGATCTTTCAAGATACGCAGGGTCGACGCTAGTATATCGGGTTGGATTGCCATTTTAGGCTCCTACGTTAGGGGTTATTGTATCCATCGCCTCGTATCCTCGTGGGGGAGTTGCTTCAACGTGTCCTGTCTCCAGGGGAATCCACAATGCGACATGATTATTGTATAACATATTTATTTCTGTTGCTTAAGTAAATGTTGGTATAAGTCTGCTGCTCTCATCTTGCTGGAACCTTTTGGCACTGTAGGTCCTTTGTTTTGGCCTACACCTACTTTGAGTCCACTTGCCTTTGCAGCATTCTTAAATGCTAGTTCTTGTAGTTGTTTGCGCTCGGATACGCTATGACTGCGTCTTCCTTTCACAATCCAATACGCATCTTGTAGTGACAAAGATTCGTTGTCCAACAACGTTTTTCGAACTTCAGTCTTCAATGCGTCATCGCTTTGCAAGTCGGGGTGTTGTTCCATAAAACTCTGTACCTTGGCTTGCGCACTGGCTTTCATCTGTTGCTCTGCCATAGGCTGCAATACGGACTGCAAACGTTCCGCTACAATCTTATTGACATACCGTTCAAACGAAGCACTATCGTATGGATCAAAATCACCTGTGTCTGCTTGTGCAGCCTCTTGAATAGCTTTGTATGCAGCATTGTCCTCGAGGCTCATACGCATAGCTTGTACTTGCTGAGCTTGTTCTTGCAGTTGTTTGCGTTCAGCAGCTAGTTCTTGCGTCTTGCGCGTGTAATCTGCTCGTAACTGCTGCATTGCTCGTTGGCTGTTTTCGTCTGCTTGGTCGAACAGTTTGTCCCAAGATTCCCCCTCTCGGAGTCCCTCGGGTTCTGGCGCAGGTTCTCCACGCTTTTCTGCCTCATGCCTAGCCAACAAAGCATCCACTCGTTTGTCATATTCATCCTTGTAGTTGTCGATCGATGGTCGATCATTGGGTGTGACTTCTGGTTGTTCGGAGACTGCGGGAGTGTCCTCCGATGGAGTCACGGTTTCAAGGTTTGCTGTATTATCGTTGTTTTCTTCTGACATTATACTCTCTGTGCAAATAGTTCTTCGTCCGATACTTCCATACCACCCTCGGGCGCAGGGGCAGATTCCATAGCAACTTCTTCTGTAACTTCCTCTTGCTCACCTTGCATCAAGAAATCTTTCAACTTCTTATCTTTCGCAAGTCTTTTCATAAGCGCAGCAAGTTTGGCCAAATCGTTGTCAGATACAACTGCACTGATCTCCATATCCACAGGCGCACCTGCTTGCTCTGCTACAGTCATGATTGCCATAACTGCACTCATCAGCTCTTGTGGCAACATTGTCATATCTTCTGTGTACTGTGGCATAGGTGACTGTTCACCCAGCATTGGCATAATCTCATTGATTACATCTACAACTGCATTGAGCGCACGCGCAGAATAGTTGCCTTGTGGAGTCATGATTTGCATACCCTCCATCTGTGCTTGATCCATTCCTGCTCCGATAGTCTCGGCTTGCATCATCATTTCTTGTGGTATTGACATGTTATACTCCTATAAAACTTGTGCAACGGCTTGTGGACTTCCTTGTTGTCCTTGTTCAATCGTTGCTGTAGGTGAAGGTTGTTGTTGTGTTTGTGATAAATCTTGTATTCCTTCGACGTTTGTCTCGAGGAAATCTTCTGGAAGATCCAACTTGCGTACAAGTTCTTGTAAGACTTTTTGTTGTGGAACTCCCAGCTCCATTAAAACGCCGATTGATTGCAAGAAGTCCTGCTTCTTCACTGCCTCTGATACTGGTGTCGCTCCTGCATCAAGCGCGTAAAAGCTAAAATCTCCATCCAAATCTTCAGCTCGAACAATCTGAGTCTTACCATTGATGACAATGACATCGGGTTCATCTTGCAAAAAGATCTTCATCATGCTGATGTATACGGACGCAGTATACTCAATCATCGCATCACGCTCACGTGCCAATCGTCCAATCTCACTGGAACTGTACGAAGCCAACGCTGTAATCTCTGTGGCTGTTGCACGTGTAGCCTCACCCCTCGTAAAGGGAGCCATGACTGATCCACGCTGGAAATCATCATTGACTTGACGAATATATGTTTCCAACTCGGGAGGAACACCTGTATGCGGTACAGCCTGTATCGAGCCACTCAGATTCTGACTTGGGCTAAGTTCTGCCTCGATGTACTCACCATCTGCACCTAGTGCCAGTTTTGCCATATCCTCATCGGTAAACACACCTTTCTTTACAATCCATTGTCGAGCAGCTCTTCGTACCATGGTGGACTGATATGTTCTGATAATGTTGGTTTCCTCCACCTGGCTATACACTCTACGCAGCGCAGAATAACCACGCATAGGCAAATCAGGCTGACGAGAAAAGTACAAAGGAATAAGAGGAGCCAAAGGATTATTAGCCGCATCAGTAAATGGTATCTGATCATACTTCTGTACCTCAGTCTTCTCTCCATCTCCAATCTCTACCTCAACTCCATCATATAGCCACTTCTCACCATTCGCATAGTCGGGACTCCATACATACATCTTGTTGTTTTCCAAGTCGTAAAACTCTACAATCTGTATGTATTCAAACGGACTATCGGGTTCATGTCCACTCTCATTCAATGCTGACAGGTTTGCTGACATATATGGTGCGTTCTCATGCCCACTATCATAGTCCAAGAAACGTATCAACTGGTGTGCTGCATACTTCTTGTTCCCATACTTGGCCTTGGCCTCTTGCAAAGTAATGTGGTACCTGTGGCCTACGTACTTCTGTTCTATCCAACTGGGTGCATCGGTATCTACAATCACGTCCCAAGCCGCAACCGCTGATACACCCACGCGCTTAAAAGGATCCGGATGTTGGGTAGCATACAGTTTCAAGAATGCACATGGGTATATCAAAGCGAGTCGTGACACATCCTCTATCTGTGTTCGAACTTTATCAAGAAACGCATTGGATAGGGCTTGAACTTTTTGTGAATCCCCTCTTCCTCGTACATCACCCTTGACAATCACAGATGGATTGCGTGAATACAACGAGGCTATATAACCCTCTATATATTCATATGCACGTGTTGTCTCAATAAGAATCTGATCGGGTGCGTAATCTTTATCCCAATACCTGGTCATATATGCAGCACGAAGTTTTCTGAGCTCAGCTTTCTGCTCATCCCAGTATTGTTCGTGTCTACGAAACAATGCTTCTGCAATCTTTGCTTTCATTGTGCGCTCCTATAAGGTAATCGCATTAATCTTATACGTTTTGCTCGTCGATTGCTAATCAATCTATCCATTAATCCTTGCTTTGCATTACGAACCATATAACTTGGTATATCTCTAGCACACCTGTAGGCCAATGCCAATGAGTCAGCCAAGTCATCATGCAACCCATTCGGAGCCTCTGGAGCAACTTTATATATCGTCATACTGCGAAGTTCCATCAAAGTTGTCATATCCAACCTAGACAACATGTCAGAAGAAATCATCTCACGCAAAATCTCGTATGCTTCAATCTTGGACTTTGCACTGGTCACCCAATGCTTGCCCTCTTCACTGTACCACAGATTGTTATACCCATAGTCAATCAACTTCTGTATGACCACATGACCATGATTGTTCGATTCGCACAGCACCATGGCATCGTTATACTTTTGTGCAATCAACATAATCTTCTCGGAAAACTCTACAGGAGTAATCGTATTGCACCTGTACTGATACACTACTTCACGGCTAGAACAAGACACAACACAAATGCAACTATAATCACCACCAACGCCACCAGCAACGTCCACTCCGATTGCATATACATCATCGCTGTATACCTCCTTTTCGTATATACGCTCATTACCATCAAAGATAATCGGCTCTATACGATCCAACGCATCGGGGTCAAAGTAGGCAGAACTACCAAACGAAAACGCATCATCAATAGACGCAGGATACTCTCGCTTAAACTTGTCAATGCCAATGGTCGCAACCTGTTCTCTACGCCACTGAATCTGGTCGTCATCCAAACCATACAAGTTTATTAGCTTCTGCTCTTCCTCAGTATATATCATGTCAGTCGGTGCTGGAGTCCTGTAGTTCTGATGTTGCCACCACCAAAACGTTACAAGTGTCCACCCATTGTCGGGTGCCTCCTTACACAACTTGTGGAACACATCACCCACAGTATTGGGTGTAGACTCAATCACAATCTGACCTTTACCCACTGTCGCTACAACTTGGGCCAACACTTCCTCTTGATCTGGGTAGAAAGCAAACTCGCTCAAATGCGCAGCGTTCAGCGTAAATGAACGAGTCCCTCCACTGGATCTAGCAGTATACGATGATAGGCCAGCCTGTGTGTCATCAAAAATCAAATCCGTCGTATTGTCTATCGAACAATGACGCTTCAACATCTCCGGCAATCCTGCCAAGAAGTTGTTGTCCATCTTCCGCAAGTGCTTCGCAGAACGATCATGAAAACTCAATACACCATACTTGATTGGGTCTTTACTGGTGTACACTTTCCAAAACGCATACGCACGCAATAGTGTACTCACTCCAATCTGTCTGGGCTTCACTACAATAATCTTCTTCGAGCTGCATATCTGCTGCAATAACTGTTCCTGTTCTGGGTACAGTTCAAACTGTTTATATGCACCACTATACTTGTCTTGTACGCGCAGCAGTCGAAAGAACTTGATCGGGTCTGCCAACACATCCTGCAAGTCTTTGCGATGTCTACGAGGAACCTTGTACGATATATAGGGTAGACTCATTTATCCTTGACCAACTTCAAGATGTTCTTCATCTCACCATCATTGGCATCGCTAAACTTACCCTTGACTCCCTTCTTATTACGAAACGTGTCAATCACATACTTGGCAGCATTCACCTTAGCACCATCGTTCTGTCCATTTTCCATGACAATCTGTAACGTCTTGTACGCTTGGTCCAACAAGTTGCGCTCACGTACCTCCGTATCAAACAACGGCTCATTGTACCCCATGATCAAAGCCTTGAACTCCGGCTTCTGCTTCCATTGAATCACAGTCTGTCGAGCAACACCAACCTCATTGGCAATCTGCTTCAAACTCATGTATCCCTGCGCACACAACAACGCAGCCTTTTTATGTTTCTGTGTAATCTTCATCGCCATATCACAACCTGCTTATCTGTATTTGAACCTCTGGCTCTTGGTAATCAGCACAATACCATTTTTGTGCGAGAACCTCAACCACTTGACTATCATCTTCCCAAACCTTAGCCTGGTTACAAGCATCCATCACCAGCTTCAAATAGTTATCTACATCGGGCTTGGTCGTCTTCAACACCCTGTCACCCTTACCCATACTAACCGGACGCTTGCACATAAACTTACAATACAACGCAACAGGAACTCCTTTGGGAATCTGCTCACCACGATTCTCCGCAATCTTTTTCGCAATCACATCTGTCGCTTCTTTCGTCTTCTTCGGAGTATATGTTCTCCCTGCCTTAGTAAATCTCGGCCTACCCTTTGCTACCGGATTCATTCTGACTATAAAAGTCTGTATTTTGGTTGGAATCGTTCCTTTGTGTTCTGACATACCTGCTCCATAATCTGCGTACACGGTATCCTCCTGCGTGATGTTTCAAAATAAATATATCACTCAAAAAGCATGTGCAAAAATAGTATAACAAAAACCTGTCCGCAGTGCCCTAAAACAACCAGAATGTTAAAAAGTAATCTAGATATTTTTTAGGCTCCCCATTTTTAGCTTATTTGTGATTTTGGGGGGGTACCCGACACTGAACGCGCGATCAGTATCCGATCAGTGTTTGGTGGGTTGGATATGCTGAACGGGTGTACAGTACTGTACAGGAGCTCAGTGGTAGTTGGCGTGCTGAACAGTGTTCACTGCTGAACACGTGTCCAGTACCTAGTAATATACTCGTTGGTAGAATAATGGATAGGTATTGGCTCCGCGGTTCCGGCTACTCGATAGACGATCGCTCCCTTTGGTCGCTCAGTGCGCGGCCATTATGAACTCATGAGTAGGTTATTGGTACCTCGTGCTAATGGGCAATAATCTACTCACTAGTAGAATAGTATTGCTAGTGATGGGTGGAAGCGGATTTTCCGAACACTGTTCACATAGCCCAGGGTATCATTCTCGCATACTGAACACTGTTAAACTACGGAACGCAGTAATATACCTGGCAGTAGATAAATAGTCGAAGCGTCCTAAATGTAGAGCTCTACTTGTGAGTAGAATAAAATATAGCTGTTCATCTGTTCAATGTGTTCTTCGTATTTCCTCAACTTTATAGAAGATCCTTTACACTCGCCTATAATGTAAGAGAATCCTC